ACTCAAGGAAGTTTACATATTTGTCGCAGTGCTTAGGAGGATTCCAACTGTAGTGATCCTGCGATGTTATTAGATTATCACGCTCGTCGGTATTGCCAAAGAATTTTAATTGATTTTTAAAGTCAATAAAGTCATAAAATTTTTCCACAGACCCATCGTCTTTTTTAACAACGACTCCTGGTTCTAATTGATATCGACTTCTTAGTGTGTTATCAGAATCTAGATAAACATCCGGACTACGATATGTCTTGCCATACCTACGACCAATATATCCTACTAATTTTTCTAATGATCCTGGTTGAACTAACGGATCGACTACCGCAGACATAAATTTGTCATTGGTGTCTGACCTAAATACTGAAGGTAACAGTTCTACTGTTTTTCTGATCGGTAAACCGCTTTTTGGAAATTTATCTGCCATATTATGTTGTGGTTACAATACTATCAATGGGTGCTCTAACCTCAGACGCGGTTATTGCAGAAACTATCACTATGTCATCTACTGTGGCACCGTTAACGAAAATTTCATCCGGGCCGCTCTGTATTTCAAACAGACTGCCAAATGACTGACTGGTCTGCCTTGGAACTATTATTATATTACTGATATCTGGTGCTACTTGATTTAACACATAGGTAACTAATTCGCTGAGATAGAATCTGTCACCAAAGTCCCAGTTTGCAATATCAAAAAATTCATTGATAGCGGTAACTATTCTAACCTTTAATTCATTATCATTAATTGTTTGTCCAGGGTTTTTAACCACTTTAAATTGTGCTTGCAATTTTGTTTCTGCTTTGGAACCAAACAATACTTTATATTTTACAGGATGATAGATGATATCGTCACTGATAGATTTAATGGCATCTAATTTAGCACCAAAGCTGATTTTCAAACTGTCGCTGTTGGGTGCTTCAGGTTCTGTATCTGTGCCTCCTGTTAGATAAGTTCTAAATGCAGAGTCATAACTTCTGGTCAATAAGAAAATATCAACAATATTACTTACACTAGGATCTATTCTTCTATCAACGCTAGCATTGTGTACATATTGAAATTTAAGTTTATCTCGACCAACCACACCCTTATATGCACTTTCTAATATCAATGTGTTGGTTGTTCTGTCAACACGCTTAACTTGATCTTCTGCAGAATCATAAAAATATATTAGCTGTCCGTCATTGTAATTAGAAATTGTAACCAATGATTCTCTTTCAACTATTAATATTAGATTGTCTGAATTATCTACTAATTGATATACCTGTGAGCCAGCCTCGTCGATTATTTCTTCAAAGAACAAATAATTTAATTGCGTATCTTGACCCACTATCTGTTCAAAAGCTTCGGGATTATCTACAACAGCGTCGTCGTCGCGATCAGAGAATGCCACTTTAATTTCTATGGAACTTTCATAACCATCATCAAATTTAATTGTGTCATCAATTTCAAAGGTGAAATCGTTGCCAATAGGCGCAGCTGATCCTGTGCTGGATTTGTTAATTCCTAAAACCTTTATTTGATCCTTGACCACTTTACCTAGGTTGTCGTTGTATTGTTTTTCATTGGCATCAAAATAAAATCTATTTTGTTCTACACTACCAAACACATAATTTAATCTGCGGATTCTTATTACATATTGATCTACATCTTTTACAAATGCTAATATCCAAGATGCATCTAAATTGCTGTTTGTGGTATCTCCTGCTTGACCTAGACTAAAATTAGATACTAGATCTAAATTGCTGGCTGAAATTATTTTCCATGTTGAAGTAGGCACATCAAATCTTAGACCAAAGTTTAATCCCTGAAACGTTTGATTGACTATTTCTGTTTCTAAAGCAGTGGGCAAATCATTAACAAATTTAGGAACGATTCGACTGGCTATTGCACCAGTTGGCACAGGATCACTGAACGTCACTGGTCCAAGGCCTGTAGTTAGTACTCCTCTACCAGCATTAGTTCCATCGCCAACTATTCTAACAGTCTTAGTCCATAATCTATCTGTTTGTTCTGAGTCGTTAGAATCAATTAATACCAGCTCGCCTTTCTTAAAGGCGTAACCGCTAGGAGGAACAAATTTAATTAATGCACCTGGGGCTAGATATTTTAAGCTACTGGTAGAATATACTCCAACCTTTAACAAAGAATTGTCAACTACGTTTTTAAAATATCCTGTGGCCATATTAACATCTGAAGTAACGCTTTGCCAAATACTGTTTAAATCTGTAAAAAGAATTTTATCAAATTTAGTGATATAGAAATTATACACATCTGTGTCAGTAAAAATAGGTTCAACACTACGTTTAATGAAATTTAATATTTCAATTCTACTGGTAAATTTAAAATTTAATTGGCTTTCTACCTGTTCTTTATAGATGAATCCGTCATCCGCAAATACATTTATACTGCTGTATTTTCCGCTGGCATCGAGTATTTCAAAATTTCTGCTGATGCCACTGGATGTTCTGTTTATAGATTTGATTTTTAATATATCCTGAGAACTAGACAACGGCGCAAGATTATAATCTTCGCCTGTGATCATTCTATTCTGTGTGTAATACACAGCAGGGGCGTTGGTTCTGATCGAATCGATATCTTCCGACGCGGCACTAGACGACACCGAATATTGCAGAGCCAATCCCACAGTCAATGTCTGTGCTTGACCGTTCTTGCTAACGTACGGAATTGAAATATTAATTCCTCGTAACTCTGCAGGAGCAATGGTATAACTTAATCCGTTACTGACTCTGTAGTAAGCACGAAATGCACCTTGTGGTAAATTTCCATAAACACCGTCAGCAAATACCAAATCAACTCTGTCTTCTTCTTTGGTTTCGACGGCGTAGATATTTCTAATGTTTTGTGTAATGCTGTTATAAGCAATATTATTACCAATTAAACTAGCGACTTGAGTCCATTGGTCTAATTGATTTCCGCCGCTTCCTAAGCTAAACAACCATACATCGTCATTGTTAATGTTTGCACTATCAACTGCGACTGTTTCATTAGTTGTTGGAATATCTATGGAAAAATCTGCAAGTTCTAAGCTACCTTGTTTAAACAATAGATAAAATCCAGTATTTTGACTACCCGGTCCTTTACCATCATTACGATATATAAATCCCAGTTGGTTTCCGGGCACTGGAGGTTCTTCATAAACTGCATCACTGTCTTTAAATGCTGTACTGACTATCTCAAAGGTCATAGATCTTGCTGCCACTGTTTTACTAAAGGTATATATGGGAACATCAGTGCTAGTGGTTTTGAATCTATATTGTTCTGTAGGAATTCCCTGTATCGTTCCAGATCCCTGACTGCGACCAAATTCTGTATTGTCAGCCATGGCTGCATTCAGAATCGTGATAAACTGTTCTAACCAGTTAGTATTAGTTGGATCGTTCCATGACACTATCTGATTAGATAGATTTTTACCGTTTGAATCTAATAATTCTTCTGTGGTTGTTACGCTGGAAAATTTAATTAATCCGCTAGCTGCTATGTTTCTTTTAGCATTGTAACTAAGCATGCGAGCTAAACGTAAAACACTTTCTTTGCGTTCTGCTAATTCGATAAAATTTTCTCTTGATGCTAGATCGATACGGAAAGCTAGACTTTGTCCTAGGAATGCCACTGCATCAATAAGAGCCATATACTCAGACGATTCAATATAATCATTAAAATCTTCTGGATAATTTTCTCTTAGATAAGTGATAATAACTCTGCGAAGATTTTCAAAGTCATATGATTTAAAATCAGCATTCTTAAATGTCTGATAGACTCTGGTCCAATCTTCATTGAGTATTAGGTTATTTTGTCTACTAGTTGTTGTCATCGTCAGTTCCTATATCATATTTACCAAACAAAATTAACTGCTCAGTTAATGATAGAATTATTCTTGTCAAAATCAAATGTCATGCGCTCATTGATGTTGAACGGTATGTACGTTACATCTGCTTGTATGCGTATTCCAATATCAGTGCTGTCAATCAATACTTCATTTACTACAATTCTCGGATCGTAGTTGATTATTGTTTCTACATCTTTAGCTATCATTTCTTTAACATCTTCAGTAAATTGTTCAAATAACATATCCCAAATAATGGTACCAAATTCTGGGTTTTCTAATTTTTCGCCTTTGCGAATATAAAAATGATTGATCAAATCCTGCTTGACTAGATCAATGTCATAGATTTTATAATTCTTAGATGATTCTTTGGAATTAAATCCTTTATAGGTAAATGTGCCACCTTTATCTCCCACAGAAGCTGTGTTAGTTGCGACAGTTTTTTGATTGTATAATTTATTTGCCATACTATCTCCTAGGTATCCCTATCTGTATTTGTTGGCGTTAAGAATTGGGGTACTTGATTTTCATGTAGGGGCCACGGTTCGTGCATCGGTATTCTCTTCATAATGCTGGATATAGTTCCTGATTGGTATTTTGCTGTTGCCCAGTCGGCCGAAGTGGACGTAGCTGGATTAGCATGTGTTGTTAATGGTATCACCTGTTCTGCCACCTGTGCCACGTCGGCCAATACTCCGTTCATATGTATTGTGCTGGCGCTTTCTCTAAGTTCTCCCACTGCTGCTATGTGTGTACTTGCTCCTGAAGTGAATCTATTGTTGGCTGCGGACACAACGTTGATATTACCTGTTGATGCTAGTTTTGTTGTTCCACCTATTTTTTGATCCCAATTTGATCCCACAGTGATTTTTCCATCTACTCCTATCAGCAGTTCCATGTTGGTTCCTATGTCTGCCTTTAGTCTGCCTCCAGATTTCATGTTAATGTTTCTACCGGCTTCTAGATTAATATCTCTGTTGGCGAATACATTGAGGTCAGTTTCCGTATGAACACTGATACTGTCTTGAGCATAGATATCAATCTTACCATTTGACGTCAATTCAATCCATGTGGTTCCTCTAGAATTTCCAATGTAAATTAGATCTTCTGAATTGTGCATCAATATCTGGTGTCCGGTTCTGGTTCTTACACGGAAATATTCATTATAAGGAATCGTTGATTCGCCGGCGTTGGTTGCTGTTTCGCCTGTGCCTACGACTTTCTTTTCAAGAAGGTCGATGTATTTTACCGGACCCGAAGCTGCGGAAGTTGCTCGATGATATCTATCATCTCCGTCATCCATGACAAATTGTGTTCCGCCTAATCTGCTGATAGGCACAGGAGAACTTGTTTGTCCGTCTATTGATCCGATGTTTGCACGTTTAGCATTTTCTCTGCGATCTACTGGGCCGGGGGAAGATATACCAAATACCATACTTGGTGCTTCTCTTCTGCTTGACGTTGTCGTGACTCCTCTAACATCGTCTTCTAATAATCCCTGTTCTAAAAATCTATCTGCGATAGGATGTACTGCTTTTGGAATTTTTTCTACATCAATGGTTTGATCTTTAGAATTTAACTTTCGATTAACTTCTGCTACCGGTAATGGGGTTCTTTTAGTAACGTCTTGATTTACTCCATACTTTCTCTTATCGGCAGCATCTATATCGAGTTCAGTAGATCCCCCAATCGCTGGTACCATGTGGTTTGCAAATCTACTAGGCACGCAACCTATCCAGTAGCCCTGTGACGGATCGCCGTCAATGAAAACTACCAGCACTGTAACACCAACATCTGGCGGTACAAACCACATACCATAAGATTTTTGTGTGTCGTTGTAGGCTTCTGCTGTGGTAGATCCTGCAGCACTAGGTCTTTGTCCTAGCGCCTGTTCTCCTTGAGTCTGTTTCGCTATCGCAGAATTCTGGCCCATGAACTCAAATCCGGTATATCCAAAGAATGGTTGAGCGCAACTCACTACATAGGTCTGAGTATCTTGTCCTATAGTATTACCTTGGTCTCTAAGCAATGTGACTTCGAGGCTGCCCATAAAACTTGGATCAAGATGGCTGATAATCCTTGCAAGATAAGGACCGTTGCCTATTCCTCTAGAGTTTGTTAATTCCGCCGACGAGCGTTTATCTTCTGCCATTTTTTATCCTATTCTACCTGTTAGAGCTGCACGACGTTGTGCGTCTTCACTTGTTGGGACTGCTCTTATTTTTGTAGCGGTATCTGATACACTATTACGATCAGGTAGTTGAGTTCCAAACTCGTATGCTCCTTCATCACCGTTTTGCGCTCTAATAGTTTGACCTGCTTCTGGGGGTAATTCTTTGTATTCTATATCTTGACTTGGCATTCTCATGCAAGAAAGTTTTTGTCTAAAAGTACCATCAGTGAATACACTTTCACATTGATTGACTTTGTAAATACCGCTAAAGGGACTTTCTTTGCCGCCATAGGAAAATTCATAGGTTCCATTTCCTTCATTGATATCTGACGGTGTTCTAAATGTTAGATATATGTATACGTCACTGCCTTCATAATTCATCGTGCCGTCTTCGGTTATTTGAGAATTATTTTCTGTAGCAGGAGCAAAATAATTAGCAAACCCGCTATCTACTATCCAATAAGGATCTCCTAGGATTTCTATGTTAATAGTAACCATTTCTGTTTGGTTCTGAGTAAATGCTTTATGAAAAGCTTCTGCTACTGCCTGTTCAACATCCTGTTGTCTCGATCCGCCTTTGATTTTATCGTCTAAAGCGTCCGGGGTTCTGCGATTTCTCTTTCTGCCGCCTGTGGCTAGGGCAGCAGCAACCGCAGCGCCTTTACCTGCTTTGGCTTCTTTATTTTGTTGAGGTGCTGTGCCTCCGCTGGTGTTCGGATCAGAAGCTTTGGCACTGTCTGCTGGATTACCTGGCGGGGTTCCTGTAAAGAATGAATTTTTAATTTCGATATCAAATCTTAGAACATCGACATTTTGTCCGGTGTAGATATAATTGTATGCCTTGGTAATTTTTTTCTTTATAGGAGCATAGTTAGGCACAGAAGTTGGATTTGAAAATATCGATTCGTGAACTAAAAATGGCACAACTCTATATGTAAATCTTTTAGCAAAATCACCAGTCACTATGTCATAGTCTAAAAGTTCTATTTGAACATCTAATCTAAACCACTTGATAAATCCGTCTGCGGTTCGACCAGTTTTTGATTTAGGATCTATGGCTTCTTTGGCATATTCCGAGCTTAGAATAACCTGATTTATTATCGCTGTCAGGGACTGACCTTGAGCAAATTGAAAAGTTCTGTCCTTGGGATTAATAGTCATGTTATCTCTTCTAACTATTCCGTCCTTGCTGACTTGATCGCCATGTTTAGGCATTACGAAATTTCCGCCTTTGTTTTGACCGAACCCGAAGGTAGATTTTCCTATGTCGTTGGTGTCGAAGCTTGTTTGTACCTTGACATTTGCATTTCCTTTTAGTGTCAACGGTGCTGCTTCATTGGGATTAACTGTGGCTGTTTTATCCACACTTTTAATATCCCGCATGGCATTGAATGTAGATGATGATGTTGGAAAATCTATCACGTATTCGTCTTTGATTCCAATCTGCTCATCATCCTTTAATCTCTGCTCGATGTCATTTAATACTTTTTGAAGACTTTCGCTGTCCCCTGCTAGTGCTGATTCCACTGTGCCGGTGTTGCCAGCAGTGATCTTTATGTCATTATAGGCTACATTAATAGCATCGCTGAATCCTTGATGATTGTAAGGAATCGCTTCCATTTTGTAAGTACTGCCACTTTCGTTGACTTGAAATTTAACATTTATTAATTTCATTACAAAAAACTTTGGCTTAATTGTTTTGTATTGTTTTCCTAGTTCATCATAGCCTAGAAAATCTAATCTTAAAACGTAAGGTGCATTGTCTAGATAATTGGCATATCCAGCACTTTTTGCAGCGACCTGTAAACTCTGTAACAGTGTGCCCATGGAATAGGGTTCGTATATTTCCCATTCAAATTTAAATGCATTGGTGTTTCCTGTTTTAGCACTGCCACCTGCGACTAATCCCTTCATCGTGAAATTATTGATAAAAAATTCCGGAGTACCGTGAGCGGTATTGACTCGTTGGCTGTCAAATCTACCGCCGGAACTCATGACCACAAATTTAAGATCTGCTGGGCTGTTTCTATATGACGGTGGGTTGTTGAATTGTTTTTTGGTCAAACAGGCCATGGTCCACATAGGTGAAAAAGAAGCAAACTGTTCTAGGGGATTTAGAATCACCGAAGGAAGATTGGCGCTGGTTGTTAGCTGTTTGTTGGGATTTGAAGCTGTGGTGCTGGAACCTTTGATTATAGGATCTATTGATCTTGCTGGGTTTAGCCCTGTTACTCGTTCTGCTAGCCCTTCTCCTATGCCCACAGAAGAAAAGCCAAGGTCTAAAACTTTTCCCCCGTCTGGCCTAACAATGTCTGATATTGCTCTACCAATGTCTCTGATAGCCATGTTAGACTCCTAAAAATTTTTCTAGGTTTGATCTTTTGGGAAGATAGATAACTGTTCCTGGTTCAAAATCATAGATAGGATCTTTGATTACACTCATATTACGCTGCACAAACACCCACCATAATTTAGGATTGCCGTATAGATCATAGGCCAACAGATCTGGTCTATGTTTATATTGATTTTCAATCACATATCTAAAATCGTCCGATTCGGCAGGCACCGGTCTAATTTCCAACAATTCTAAATAAAGATTAGTTTGTTGAGTCGATACCCAAGGACTTGATTTAGTATATGTTGCCATATTAGATGTACCCTACGCTGTCTGCGGCTTTGCCTCTTGAATAATCTTGCAGACTGAATTTTCTCAATCTACGTCTGTTGTATATTGGTGATACTGTAACCGATATAGTACTCATTACAGGTACCCAGGTGTTGGTTCCAAATGTGTTACATTTTATATAGTTAACATCATCTTTGAGATCTACAGAGAACGATTTAATCACCACAGGCACTTTATCAAATACACTGGAGCCATACCCTGTTAGGTTACAGATAATCGGTGGATTGCCTGCATTTTCTCCTTGACCAAAAAACATTTTAGTAGCGGTTTTAAAGAAGGTAGTAGCCGCTATCCAGTAGGCTGCATCGGTTTCGGTCTCGCAACTAAATTCACCACTGATTGTAATATCATCTATCACACTGTTTTTGTATGCCTGGAATTGATAATTGCTGTGTATGGCATCTATGGTTTGATAATTTGCTTTTGTTGATACAGTAATGTTTGGAGTATAAGGCCAAATCACTCCGCCGGTATTTTGTAAAAGTTTAAACAGCGGGCTATTAAACAGATTCCATTCTGCGTTAATTCTTACACGCCAATCATTTTTAGCGTTGGGCTGTAACTGAATCTGGCTGCCTTGTTGCAGAAATAATTCTGCGCCAGCCGGAAGGTTAGCACCTCTTTTCAAGCTCAGGAAATTATTCAGCATGCCTGCTGCTGAAGAAATCTGTCCAGCTAGACCTTGTACACCTCCTGCAAGGTTTCCGCCTGTTAATTTATTCAGTGTGCCTGATATATCTGCGGTAATATTACTAGTAGACCCTGCTACTGTTTGCAATGTGGATATACCACCGGATACTGTGCTTTGTATAGTATTGCCGATACCCCCCAGTGCTGTTCCTGCACCTGCAACAAAATTACTGGCTCCACTTTTAAGTGTGCCAAAAGCACTACCTGTGCCTGCAGTTAACCCGTTGAGACCACTACCAATTTCTCCGCTGAGTCTAGAAATAGTTGCATCAAGATTGGCTTTAGATAGTGCATCACCTACCTGAGGTAATCGAGCCTGTGCTTCGTTAGTGGCTTGGGTAATAGCTTGTGACGATGACGTAATCAGTTGTGCTAAAGGATTTATAGATAATGCCATTTTGAGTAAATATTCTCCGTTATACTCTATTTATTCTTTGCAAAATGTGCTATTATATAAGTAATAGGAGAATCATATCTAATGACACTGATACCAAAAATAAAGTACCTAACCA